TGGTTCCCCGTTAATGACGATGAAATCGTCCTTGTTTGGGGGTTCATGCATGATGGGCATGCATGTTGCCGGTGATGGCATGATGAAGGCTTTTGCTGTTCCATGCACTAGAGAGATGATTGCTGAGGCCATGCGTGTTTTAAAGGTCACGCGTGATGATTTTCTGAAAGATCTTGAGGATCGCGGAATTAAGCATCAAGTGGGTGAGACTATGCATTTGGAAAAGTCAGTTTCCATGCTTCCAATTTGCTATTTGGAGCGTGGTGTACCAATGGCGCAAAAGACTAACTTCTACCGCACTAGTTACCATGGTGTGCTAGGTGATTGTGGTTTGGCACCCGCTCGTCAGAGACCTTATTATGATGGTGACGTTTTGCGATACCCAATGCTTAACGCTTTGGCACCTTATGACACTCCAATTGTTTTGTTTGAGGATCGTTTTGATGATTTGGTGCACGTTGCCATGCAGAAATTTACCGCTTTGTCCAAGGATGCCCCTCGTCATATTATGACTTTTGACGTGGCGGTGAAAGGTGATCCGCGGCTTGAATATTTTAGAAGCATACCCCGCAAAACTGCCGCCGGGTTTCCATATAGCCAGACGCATTGTTCTGGAAAGAAGGCGTTTTTTGGCGAGGGTGTGGAATATGATCTTGAAGGTGAAGCTTGTATTGAGCTTCGACAACGTGTCGATTATGTCATTGAGTGTGCTCGTGAGAATGTGCGCTTAAGCCACGTTTTTACGGATTTTCTCAAGGATGAGCTTCGTCCTTACGAGAAGGTTGCTGCAGGAAAAACTCGTTTGATTTCGGCTAGCCCCTTGGATTATACCATCGCCTTCAGGATGTATTTTGGTTGCTTTATGGCTTCTGTTATGAAGCATCATATATTTTCCGGTATGGCGCCGGGAGTGTGTGTTTTCACTGAGTGGAACGCTGTCCTTATGGAAATGTCTTCAAAGGGCAGCAAGATTTGCGCAGGGGATTTTAAAGCGTTTGACTGCTCCGAGCAACCCCCGCTGCATTGGGCAATATTGAGATACATTAACAAATGGTATAATGATGATAACGACACCATTCGTAAGGTTTTGTGGTTAGAACTGGTACATTCTCGCCATCTAGGTGGCTTGGGCAATGATCAGAAGTATATTTACCAGTGGCACCACAGCTTACCAAGCGGCCACCCGTTCACCACGATTGTGAATTCCATGTATTCGTTATGTGCATTGGTCTATGCCGTCACGAAGACGTTGGAGAAACCATATTGTGTTTTCTGGAGTGTGGCCACGGCATTGACGTACGGCG